AACGGGATTAGTTACCGCACGAGGAAATGACACCACCGCACCAATAGGCACGCCGTCGCCGCCTGTCTCTTTCCATTCTGACCAATTTGAGCCATTAAAAAAGCGTGTTTTGATTTTGTTATCATTTGCTTTACGTGCAATTTGACGCACCGCATTTGTTGCCCCACCGCTAACTACTTCAATATGCCATGCCCCATTTTCGGGTAGATTTTGACCGCTTGCTAAGTAATAATTGCCATCGGTTTTATAGCCATTGGCATCGCCCTGCCCTTGTTCTACTTTAAAATTCCCAATACCATAGCCTGCAAGTGTATTAGGCTTGCCTTCAATATCCGTATTAAATTGGGGTTTTGCCCCAGCGTGGTAGATTTTTTGATTGTTATATGACAATTCCCCATTTGCCCGAATACGAATGGTGCCGATAGGTCGGTTACTTTTTTTATACTCTATCCAGCCGTCGCCATCATTCGCCCCCATATTTAAGAGGTGATTAGCATTTGCATAAGTTTGCGAATCAGCCACCCCAATGCCACGAAACCCAATGATTTTAGATTCAAAACTTTTGGTACCTTGAATCGATTCATTGCCCCTTAATCCCACTTTGCTCTCTGCGGTAGTTTTAGCTTCTACTGCTTTGTCATAGGCGGTTTTGGCTGCTTTACTTGTCGCTACGTTATCTTCGCTTTCGCTATTTACTGCAGAGGATTTTTTGCTGTTTTCGATGTAATTTTGCGAGACATTTAAATGTAATTGTGCAATTTTCTGATCAAGTTTTTTCCCTGCTTTTGCAGTGAGTGCAAGAGATTCACTTTCAAGCCCCGTGTCATTGGTAAGTTGGACGATACCTTGTTGTGTGGTGCTGGCCTTGGCTATTTCGTGGCTGTGTCCGCTTTCATCAAATCCATTTTGCGTTGTGGCAGTAATGATTTTGGGTGCCATTTGTTGGCGAGTCACAAAAATTACACTGTTATCAATGGATAAGGTCACTGCACTAGAGGATTCTACTTTTAAAATCATCCGTAGCACTTGGACTTTACCACTGCCACTATTTTCTGCAGGTTTAAAACTTTCAGGGCAGTTTGCATAGGCAATCAGTTTGTTTTGTGCGTCAAATACGCCCATTTCTCGGATATAAAAACCGCCGATATTTTCAGGGATGGTTAATTCAACGATGACTTGTTTATTGTTGCGAGGGTCGAGAGAGACGGCACTGACTGGTGCAATGTGCGTTTGATGTACGAGAGCTGTTGCGCTCGCCGTTGGTGTGACCGCTTTCCCATTACCATCACCCACTGCAAATTGGGTGAGCTGTAACGGTTGCCCTTGGCTTAATGCGTGAGCGATAGCCCGTGTTCCGTAGTCGGTTAAGATTGCAAAATATTGTGATGCCATAAATATTCCTATTGTGGATATACCGTGATGATTTCGCCCCATTGCTGACCAACAAAGGCACGAAGTGACCCTGTTGGTGAGAGGGCGATAGCGAGCTGATTGAGATGTCTTGAGACGGGTTTAACATCATTAATCAGTCGCACTAGTTCGTTATAGGTTTGTTCATTCAAGCCACTTTCAGACACTTCTACGGTTAGGCTAAATGTTCCTGGTGTGCCTTGCGGATTTGTTTGAAACCATTCTTTCAGTTCAATAAGATAGCCTATTGGCTCAACCACACGTTTTACTGCACCAATCGTGCCTTTGTGTTTGTGTACAAAATAAGACTGTTTAATCGCAATGCGTTTAACTTCTTCTGTCCAGTTTTCATCCCATTTATCCACTGAAAACGCCCAAGCTAAATAAGGCAGTAATTCAGTGGGACAGCGTTCAGGGTTGATTAAATCTGCAATAATAATAGGATTTTCTACCGCACTTTTTAGAATTTCAGCCGCACGTTTTTCTAATGGGGTTGAGCCTATCGGCAGTAAATGATTAGTAATCCTCACTTGTCACGATCTCCAAATTAATTGCCGTACAGTAGGCTGATTTTGAGCTTGGTAACACAATGTCGGCGGTAGGCGAGATAAGCTCTACCCGTTGTACACCTTCCAAGTGTAATGCGGCATAAATACCCGATAGGCTAATATCTCGCCCTAAACGGTGTTTTTCTTCGGTGTAAGCGGTCAATTTTTTTAATGCAGCCGCTTTGATTGGTTCGTATTCAGGACCACGATAAAGATGTAATTTGGCGCGGATTTCGTAAGATTGGATCACCGCACTTTGGACAATAACGCGGTCGCCAATAGGGCGAATGTCATCATCATTAAGTTTGGCTCTAACTACATTTAAAAGGCTTTCCTCTGCCTCGCCTTGTCCATTGCGACTTAAAATTGTCACGGTGACATTGGCTGGCTGTGGTGATACCACCGATACATCTGCAACATCAGGGTGTGCAGAGAGTGCGTGGAAGATATAAGCAGAGCGAGGACCCGCCACAGAAAGCCCCTCAAAGGCTAATTGCGTACGCAATCTCAGTGAGGTGTCATCTTCTAAAATTTCGGGGATTTTAGGCGTAACATTATTATTCGCCTCTTGAATGACTTGTCTTTTTACATTGTAATTGGCAGCAATCACATCTAAATCTGAACCGCTGGCATAGGCTAACATTGTGGCTTTTGCCGCATTATTGATACGGTTTCTTTCCATTAGCTGTAAGTAAACCACTTCTTGTAATAATTTCGTGATTGGCTCACTTTCTAAACTTAATCGTGCTTGCCAAAATGCCCTTTCATCTTGTGGGAAAAGTGCGATAAATTCCGCTTTTCTGTCTGCGAGCAAACTTTCAAAATCTAAATCTTCTAGCACTTTCGGTGCATCTAGTTTTGATAAATCCACTAATTCGCTCATTGTTTATGTCCTAAAAATAGTTTTTCGTTGTGCATTTCTTGGTTATCTTTACGACTGCGTGCAACATAACTTGCCACAATGCCACCTTCAACCAATTCAGGTTTAAATTGTGTGATCTGTACTCGAGGTTCCCAACGATTAATCGCTGTAACAGCACAAGCCGCCAGTTGTAATAACAATGTGTGGCTAATGGGGCGGTCTATTAGCAGGGGAATTAAACTGCCATATTCACGCCGCTGAATACGTGAACCAACAGGCGTTAGCAAAATATCGGCAATGGATTGTTTAATGTGATCGCTTTCGTTTTTTAATGTTTCGCCAGTGTATCGATTCATACTATGCCTTTGCGTTAGAGGTTCGTTGGCCATCGCCTTGTTCAAGGTGAACGTGGTTTTGTAAACTAATTGAGCCACCTTTAATATCACCGCTTGCGGTCACGCTGCCTTGCGTGCTGATATTGCCTTTTGTGGTGCTTGTGCCTGTGGTTGATAAAGAGCCGTCAATATTCACATTGCCTTTGATATTGATTGTGGGGCAGTCAATATCAATTTGATTCGCGGCAGTAATACTGGCAGTTTTGATGCCTGTCACAACCAATGCGCCACTTGATTGGTTGTAAGTGATTTTGGCACCGTCAGCAAATTCAATGACGTGTTCATCGGGCGATTGGCTTGGGCTATTTTGTGTGTAAAGCCCAACTAATATGCAGGCAGTAGTAAATTCACCGCTAACGGATAACATCACACATTGTTCGCCCACCGTCGGCGGCGACCAAGTTTTAGTTGTACCCGCTCGAAATGTAACGAAGGGTAAAAAATCCGTCAGAATGTCACCGCTCTTTACGCGAGCGCGTGCAGTGGCGTGATTCACTTCAGCGATTACCCCAAAGCGGATAATGTTGTCTAGTTTTCGTTGTAATTCAGCAGACATAGGCATTCACAGTTAAAGAAAATGCCTTATTGTTGGCAATATTGTGCGGTGTGGCGAGTGTGGGAGTGTGTGGAATAGTAGGTAACAAAAAAGGGCTTTCGCCCTTTGATTATGCTCTGTCAATGATTGGGTTTGGAGTGTCCCATTCGCGTGGGAACGGTTCGTGTTGTGGAGAAAAAGCGATAATCACGATATGTTCATCTGATATTTTTTGATAATGAATTACAGGTCCTGATGTTTCTCCATTCAAATTTATTTTTAGCCCACTCATAGGACAATATCTAGATCCTTTATTGTAAGGGCCACAGTGATAATGCCATATTTCGTTTTGTTGATAAACCTCTGTATTTGGAATGTCATTGAGATTATCATCAAGCCAAGATGGTTTATTTTTACCTCTTAATAGTTTCCCTTGTTTAATGGATTGCATAAAATCAAAGATGAGCTGCAATTCTTCATCTGACATGGCTTGAATGTCTTTAAAAAAGGGCGTGTTTAAACGCCCTTCTTGAAATTGTTTCGATAACTCAATCTTCATTTGTTATCCTACATCATCACTGCTTTTTTAAAATCATCAAAAGAATGTGATGATTTGTAGGTGTACCCTGCATCTTCAGATTTGCGATAAAGGCGTGATAACACTACTTCATCTGATTGTTGCTTGTATTTTTCTGATTTCATCATATTGCAAAGCGTGTGCATTTTATTGCTGAATGATTGTAGCGTTGTTGATAATTCTGGAGTTTTATTATTGACCATAATATTGTTAGCTAGATCATCATATTTATTAATTTTGCTTTCTAGTCTCAGAACGTCACTTAAATCAATATAGCTTAATGATTCTGCCGTAATTGACGCAATAACAAAATCAGTGATAGCAGAAACAGCTTTCACCATATCAATAATCTTTTCTATGTCTTGTTGATTGATCGATTTATTTTCATCTGTTTGAACACTGAAAATATTGACTGTGTGTGTAGTGTGACGAACAGGATGTATCGCCAATGGCGCAATAAATAACGCAGACATTGCCACGGTTTTTAATTGCTTAAAAATTGGCGCAAAACTTTCAAAAATAGGATTTAATGATAGATTTGTCATAAGTCACCAAAGAATAAAAGTTTGCGAAGTTTACAACTTTTTGAAGAAATATAAAACTATTTTCTACAATGTGCAACAAAAAAGGGCTTTCGCCCTTTTATTATGCTCTGTCCCACATTGAACTTCTTGCTCTTGCTTGGCGTTGGTTTTCAATGCGTTGTATTTGTTTTGCCACTTGTTGTGCGATGGCTCGTTCGTCCATACCTTGTGCGGCATTGATGGTGATATTGATGCTCATTGGTTGGCTGGATTGTGCAATCATTGGACGAGCAGAAATGGGCGCACGAGTATCAACTTGCACAGGGGCGGCAGTTGCAACGCTGATACCTAAACCGCCCGCAATAAGTGCTTGTTTGCCGTAATTAAGGGCGTTGAGTGTATTGACGCCAAGGCGTGATGTGGCTTCTTTGGTCATCACGTATTCGCCACCGTGAACAATGCCCATTGGTTGATATTTGCCGCCATTGCCAGTGTAACCGCCAGACCAATTTTGACTTGGTAATTTTTTGCCATTTGAACCAAAGCCAGTGAAATCTTTAAATGATTCCCAAGCACTTCCTACCGTTTCTTTTGTTGATTGCCAAGCGTTGCTCGAAGTGTTTTTTGTGCTTTCCCATGCACTAGATACACTATTTTTAATTCCATCCCAACTTGGCATATTTTCAGAAATCCACTTAATACCATCCATTAATCGTGTTAATGGCGTCAGAATAAACTCAATCGCTTTCGCCATTCCATTTCCGAATTTTTTCCCTGCACTGGTTGCAGCTTCTAAATCTTCTTTAGTACTTTGTACTGGGGACAATAAATCAGTAAACCATTTCACCGCTTTTTCAATCCAGCCAACGACAACACCAAATGCGGTGCCAAGCGGTTGGAATTTTTCAAGGACGGGGGCGAGACCAGATTTTAAGCCATCCCAAAAACCGCCGAAAAAGGCTTTGATTGGTTGCCAGAATTTATAGATTAAGAGTCCCGCACCAATAAAAGCTGCGCCGCTAAGTGACAGAATATAAGGCAGAAGTTTTAGAGGGGAAAGTAGCCATCTTGAGATTGCACCGCTGACATCTATAACTTTTCCCATAAATTTAGGTAAAATAACATCCAATTTTGACAATCCAAGAACAAGCCTTGCGATTGGGTAGAACACAAAACTTGTTAAAAGACTCAATGCGCCGAGTGCCGTGACTGCACCTGCCATTGCCGTGCCCCATTTAACGATTTTTGCGGTTAATTCTGGATTTGCTTTTATCCATTCATTGACTTTTCGCACCATTTCAGTGATTGATTGAATACTGGCGCGCATATCGTCAGAAATAGTGTCATAAATAGCAATGCCGACAGCCTCACGGGCTGATTCAAGGTTTTTAATGTCACCGAGTAAGTTATCTGCCATTGTTTGTGCAACTTGTTCGGCTCGACCCGCAGAATTTTTTAATTTATCTGTAAATTCCTGAATACCATTTACGCCCGCTTGTTTGACTAATTCAACCATTGCCGTTGCGGCTTCAGTACCAAAAATGGCTTTGTAATATGCCATTCTGTCACCGGTTCCCATTTTGGCGGTTTTACGCTCCACATCCATCAAAATATCAGTTAAAGCGCGCATATTTCCACGATTATCTTTGGCGGAAACACCTAGACTTTTCAATGCTTTTGCGGCTTGTTTAGGTGGTGCGGCAAGTCTTAACATCGCAGAACGCAACGATGTACCGGCTTGAGTGCCTTTAATCCCTACGTTACCTAACAACCCTACCATTGCTGACATCGTTTCGAAATCTTGACCTGTTGCCGTGGCAATTGGACCTAAATATTTCATTGTGTCGCCCAAACCTTCTAAAGTCGTGTTGGAACCACTAAATGTTGCAGTAAGCACATCTGCTACACGCCCCATTTCATCGGCAGGGATTTTAAAGCCAGAAGAAATATCTGACGAAATATCGGATACGCGCCCCATTTCAATACCTGCGGCTTTTGTCATTGCTAAAATAGCAGGCATTGATTTTTCGATTTGGTCTGCATTGAATCCCGCCATTGCCAAATAACCTTGACCTTGTGCGACTTCTCCTGATGTAAAGGATGTTGTTGCACCGAGATGAATCCCTTGTTTACGTAGTCGAGCAAGTTGTTCCGCTTGCTTTGGATCAGTTTTATTTAACCCAGTTAGGGCTTGCACCTTAGAAAAATCTTGTTCAAAATCTAATGCAGGTTTGAGCATGACACCTGACAGCGCATTTGTCACTGTTCCTGCTATCATTGAACGCTGCCCGAATGTTCGTAACTGGTCGCTTTTATTTTTTAAATTATCCACGTTTTCGCGGTAAGATTTATATTTTGCTTGTCGCTGATGCAACTTTGCCATTGCTGCATTTTGTTTTTCGATTGCCGCCGTTGATTGTTTAATTTTTTGCTTTAGTTTTTCTTGGCTTTCCTTGAATTTTGACGTGTCAAATCCGCCTTGTCTTAGTGATTGGCGCAATTCGTTCAGTTTTTTCCGCTGATGTTCTTGTGCTTGCGCTAATCGGTGTGCTGATTTATGTGCGGATTCGACTTGTCTTTTTAATGCTGCTGTCGGTGCGGCAGTATTTTTTAATTGTTCGGCTAATTTCTTCGCTTTTTCTCGCGCTTCTACAAGTTTTTGATTGTTTTGTTGTAGTGCGTTTTCTAATCGTTTAAATGAATTAGCGGTTTTTTCTTGCTGTTGTAATTTATTCAGCTCGGTTGTTGTGTTTTTTACTTTTTTCTGCAAAGAATCAAGCTGTTTTTGTACGCTTTTTAATGGCGTGGTAAGCCTATCTACTGCATCTAAAACAAATTTCAACTCTAAACTTTTCATATTTTCTCGCTTTTTCTTGACTTTTAAGAAAGAAAGATTAAATAATGTACTAAAACAAAGGGGGCTATATGATCACAATTCTTTTTCTGCTCATCTTCGCTTTTGGTGCGCTTGGGCTTGCTGTCGGTTTCGGTTTGATTGCATTGCCTTGGTTAGTTTCTGGCATTATTGCCGCGCCTGTTCTGTTTCTTTATATGTTGATGATGGGGTCGGTGCTTTGGCTTGCTGAAATCAACTTTTTCCTTGGTGTTGCAGCACTTGCAGTGTATTGCTATTGGATTCACATTATTCGCAAGCACATCAAATTAAAATCACAATCTAAAGACTTAATTGTTCAATAATTAAGTTTTCAATCAACTCCACATCACTTTCCGAAAAGCCCAGTAATTCACGCTGGGCATATTGCACTTTGAAATCTTTATTTTTAGATGGACTAGAATGTAAGCCGTATTGATGCACTGCAGCAATGGCAGCACTTGAACCATTAAAACCCACTGAAACTTCGTTCCCATTTGACCGCACTTTTAAATGACGGGCGGTGCGAAGTTTAGCAAACATCGCTTTTCGTTTAATTCGCCCTTTCTTTTTTCCAAATTCTTTACGTGGTTTTCTTGGCTCAAAGGCGGTACCGTCGGGGTTTTGTTGGCGTGCAATTCGGTTCGATTGGCTTTTGCGTAAGGCTTTCCCGATTTTTCGCCCAAGCTGTCTGCGCGCCTGTGGAGAAAGATTGGCAATAAGTGCAGTCAATTTTGCCTGAATTTCTTCGACTGTAGCCATTAGACTGTATCCCCCTCAAAAATTGGCGAATCCCAGTTTTCCAAATAGACTTTTACGTGAGTTGGTTCATCCCATACGGGTTCTTTTGCGTAATGGATCTGCACGTTATTACCGTCTTTTTTCGACACGACACGTTCAGTAAGTTGGATTTCGAAGCTAATATCTGCAGTGTTGTTATTGTTGTAATCCACCTGGAATTTAAATGCATTCTCTCGAATTTGTGGATTTTCTAATATTTCAGGTTGATTTGTGCGGAGGTAAGCCATCATTGGCACAATCAAGGTGGCAATATCGCCTGCATAATCAGTCACCACGACATTGAGTGTGTAACGATATTCAAAACTAAATGATGCGGCACCCGTTGCGACGATTTGCCCACCGTCCACATAAAGTTGTAGATGGTCGGGATTTTTTACAAAATCGGGATGGCTTTGCTCAAGGATTTTACGCAGTTGGTTGGTTTTTTTCATTTTCGAAAATTCCGTTGTTGCATTTCAAATCTTTGTTGGCAAGTCACGCAACGTGTTACGCCTTGAATCATTTGTCTGCGCTTTTCTGGGATGGGGGCATCACAATCTTCACAATAAAGGCGACTTACTGCTTTAAAAGTGCGGTGTTTTTTGAGGGCGATTTCACGTTGCATTTCTTCAAGCTGTTGTGCTCGGTCGAATTGATCTGTCATGGCTGTTCCTTTTTGTTAAATTCATCCATGCATTTTTTTAAACTTGAGTTCTCGATAATGCACAAATCAAGGTGGTGCTGTGTCTGTAAATAGGCTTCGGCTAATTCGCCATTGGTGCGAATTTGTGGCGAATACGCACTGCACTCTGTGGTTTGTGGACAAAGAATCGGTGATTTAATAACTTCCTGCTGAGTTGAGCACGCGTTTAACATCATCAGGCAAAGGGCGGTCAGCCCAATCTTGGTTTGATTTAAGTACATTTTTTAAATCCTGTGTTTGTTGATTTTGGTTTGTTTTGAGGTTGTTTACGGCTTGGATTAGCTGTGCTTGCTGTTCGGCAAAATTTTGAACGCTATGATTTAACTCAATGTAAGCGTTTTGCCATTTCAGTTTTAGCTGTTCTTCTTTGAGCATTTCTTTTCGCCAATAATTAGCCTTAAATCCCAGAAAAATAATGAGGAGTACAAGCAGTATTGGTCCGATAAGGAAAATGCCTCGTTCTTTGGCGGTTAAGAAATTAAACATAGGTTTTTCTCCTTTTGACGGCGTTCAATTAATCCTTTTAGCGGTTTTCCTGCTGCATAAATCCAACGTTCGAATTGACCGCACATGGCTTTGCTGTAGCCTTGGCGTGCCATTTTAAAAAGTGAGCTATTTTTTAATTTGCCGCATCCTACGTTAAAGGTGATGGAGACGAGGGCATCAAATGCACCTTGTGGCATGGTTTGCCCGTTGGCATATTGATTAACGCATTTTTCTGATTGTTTAATGCCTTTTACGTATAATTCGGCAATTTCTTGCAAGGTGTAAATTTTATTGCGGTCAATTTTTTCAACGGCATCGGTTATGCCTATGCCGACTGTTAAAACATCGGCAGGGCATTGATAGGGCTTTTTCATACAACCTTCTGCATTGCCAATCAGTAACAAGCCTTTTTCGGATGTTCGAATTTCATTTCCATGAGTGGCAATCACAAGTCCAACAACGGCGGATATGGCACAGAGGTATTTGGCGGAACGTTTAATCATGATGATGGATCCGTTGTTTGAGTTCTTTTTCTTTTAATTCAAAATCTTTTTTCTTGTAATACCAATTTACAAGAAAGGTGGCGACACCAATCACAATACCTGTAATCGATGCGACATCAGCCCAATTTACATTTGAGAACATATCGGCAATGCGTCCAATTAAGAAGGCGAATATTCCTGATGTGTAAGATGCTTTTGATGGGGTGTCGTGCATATCAGCTCCAAAGTTGAATTGTGTCATTTGCTACACTGATTTTTTCTGTATCGGCATCTGGCAATATGACAGAGGTACCAATGGGAATAATGGGCTTATCCATTAAATGCGGATTGAGTTCGCATGTTATTTCGAGTAAGCCTTCACTACGCCCAAAATGGCGATAAAGGATGGCATCTAAATTGTCATGTTGTTGTGCGTAAACTTGCATTAGATTAACTCCGCATCGACGCGTTTTCGGCCCAATATGTCGCTAATCGCAAAGCGTGCATCACGACGTAATTCATCAATGCTGTCTTTGAGTTGCGCCATTTTCTTTTCGCCATCGTTAGTGCTGTCATAGCTTGCATAGCGTTCATAAAGGTTTGCTAGTGCCAAGCAGCTTACCGCACGTTTATAACGATAAATCAGCACGCTTTCACCATTGATTGATGGGGCGGTGATCTGTTCTAAACTGTCGCGTTTGCTTTGCGTTTTAAACGTGGAGAGTTCTGCATTGACGCTTGCCATGCCCTCAATCAAGGCATCTTGTAAACGTTGTGTAGTAATAGTGCCGTCTGCACGGTATTGATTACGAAATTGGGAAAGTGACATATCGGGGAAGAAACCATCATTACTGATAATGTCATCTGACGTATCGTAATCATTTAACTGTTGCTGCACTTCGCCCATTTCATAATCGGGGGCTAGTTTGACTGATATTGCGCCGTCGCTCATTGATTTACCCTTATAAAAAAAGTCGGGTGAGGATTAAATTAAGCACGGCTAATAAATCCGTCAGAATTTGACCGCACTTTTAATCCGCCCGACGGCTGCGTGGTTTGCTCGGTTTATATTCTTTCTTGTTTGTGCAAGAAAGAACCAAAGAACACACCCCGATTAAATCGCTTTTCTGCCCTTTGTTGTCATTTTCTTAACGGAAAATTTTTAACTCGCTACGCTCAAACAAGAAAAATTTTCCTAAAAATGCCAAGTCGGTCAGGCGATTTAGACGGGGCATTAAAACAACATCAACATTCAGTCGCTGATAATTGTTTTTTTAGTTTCTTGATGTCGCCTTTCACGCCAATTTTTTGATCTAAACCCAAAGCACGTTCTAAATATGCCAGTGCTTGTTCAGGGTGCTTTTCAATCAATAACAAACCCAATTCACGCAATAATCGCGCACGGCTTTCATCTGGCATATCGCAATCGGCGGTGATGCGTTGAACTTGCTCTAAGTAAGCCACTTCGAACGGTTTATTGGCGGCTTGTGCGGCTTTGGCTTGGTCGGCAAATTCTTCTGCTAACAAAGTGCCAAGTGTTCGGGTGAATGGCTCGGGCAAGCGTAAATCATGAAATACGGCATAATCGGCAATCTGTAAGGCGAGATGATATTCGCCACAGTCAATCGCCCACACGCACCATGTCATCAAGACATTATCTTGTTTACCACTTCCGACCGATAACGCCCCTTCAATCCATGGTAGATAGTCAGGCAAAATTTGCTTTTTAAATGTGCCTTTGCGTTCCGTCGATTGGATGTTTTTCAAATCCTTTCGATGTCTCGCGAGAATACGGCACATTTTTTCATATTCTGTAAAGTCGCTTAGATCTTCGGTTTCTGCCGCATTAGCGATAGCGGCAGAAACTTCCAGAAAATGGCGTTTAGTTGGACGCATAATTGATTCCGTTATGCAGCCACAGGCGGAATAGGTGCAGGTGCCTCAAGAATGGTGATATTTTTCGCCATGGCGACTGCCTCGTAGTTTTCCACAACATAGGCTTCGTTTGACGATAAATAATCTTCTACACGATTGCGTTCTGGTACATCTTTTAAGTGACGACGTACTTTGCCTTCCTGCACGTAGATTGACAAGTTATCAAGCGATGTGACTAACACTGTGCCTTTCGGGAAGAATGGAACAGATACGGCTTGTAAACCGCCCACACGTTTTTGGCTAATGACGGTATCGCCTGCCAAAATTTCGCTTGGTTTTTCTTGGTTGATTAATGGGAAGTATTTATCGGCTAATAAGTCGCTACCCATAATTGCAACCAGTTTAGTGTCATCACGATATTGTGCTGGGATGAAATCTTCTTTTAATGCAAAGACAAGGGCATCAAGATTTTTATAGGTTTTACCTGCGCCGACCTCAATTTTGCCACTGCTTTCTTCAATTTCTTTTAACACACGGGCTTTGGCTTTATCTTCGATTTGGACTAACCAACCCTTATTCACATCTTGCAATAATGGATGTTCAGTGCGGTTTGTGGTTGCGGCTACACTTGTGCCATTCCAACCGATCATAATACGGTCTAATGCAATGCGTTCTGCTTTGAGTTTGCCCACACGTGCGGCGAAATCAGGGAATTTCGCCCAACTGTCTAAGGTTGCATAATTTAAATGCGTGTCAAAGTTGGTTTGTTCGCAAGAATAGGTGTTTTCTTGCAAGCTGTGAATGTCAGTGGTTTCACGTGCTTTGGTGTTGGTGTCGGTACGGCTTGCCACTGGTGAAAGCACACCTAAACGCAATGCAGAACCTTTCATTTCTTGCACCATCACTACATTGATGCGTTTTAAGAAATCAGAACTTTCAAGCACGGCATTTTCTAATTTTTGTTGGATAGTTGGCTCAACGGTAAACTGACCACCATTTGCGATAAAAGCAACATCTTCGCCGTTATCTTGTGCAACACCAGCAAGGTAAGCATTAAATTTTTGTTTGGTAAATTTATTCATTTGGTTTTTCCCTAAGATAAATTAAAAGAAGCGGCCGTCAGTTTCAGGTTGTTCACCGTAAACTAAAGGGCGAGGATTTTCGGGTTCAACAGGCTTTTTGAGTTCTGCAAAGGTTGCTTGGATTTCTGCATTACCTGCTTTCATTTCTTCGATTTCGGCTTTTTGTTTGGCTAAATCGTCAGAAAGTGCGGTTAATTTTTCCAAGGTTTCTTTGGTTTGCTCGGCTAAAAGCTCAATGGCTTGTGTTTGATCAGAAAAGCGTTCATTGTCTGATTTTTCTTTTTTCGCAAACAAGCCTTTGATTTTTTCAAAGATGCTTTGTGTTTCTTCCACAAATTCCAATTCAGTTTCAATAGCGGCAGTGAAGAGGTTATCTGATTTTTCTTTGCGGTTGTTGAGAGGGTTTGCGCTTGCACTAGCAGAAAATACCAACATTTCTGTGCCAAGACTTGCAGGATTGTCCGTTACAGCTAAACCGACTAAATAGGCTTCACCTGTGTCGGCAAAATTTGGATCGCACTCAATAGAGGTGTAGATTTTTTGACGGTCTTTATTGAGTTTGATTAAATCATCCGTTGGGTCGATTTGAGCCAGTAATTGCAATTTACCTTCAGCATTTTCTTCCGTTTTTAAACCAACCACATCACCATAGCATTTTGAGTGCGGATCATCGTTCCACATATAACGCCATTTAATGTGTTCAAGATTAACGCGTGCACCGTATTTTTTCGGGTCATAATTTGCCGCCATTTGCTCAATCCAAGTGCGATTGATTGTGCGACCGTCTGTAGTTGCCCCTTCCGTTGCGACTACAAACCATTTTGAAGTTTTTGCCATTGCTTATCCTTTGTTTGGTTTGATTCAAAGATTGCCATTATTCTGAAAGGTTTAATTTTGGTGGTCTATGAGTTGCTTTTGTTGTATGCCGATTCACAGAGCAAGCGGAAAGACTAACATTCGCCCCCTTTCTATTATGCGGTTGTAAATAGAAAGGATTAGGAATGGACGAACAAGTTATTAATCAACCTTCCCCAGAAGTGACGGCAGAAATCAAACGTAAAGCACAGCAGATGTATTTCAGTGGTTATAAAATCGCTGAAATATCTCGTCAGCTTGATATTCCTGCATCAACGATTGCCAGTTGGAAAGATAGAGAAAAGTGGGACGATATTGCGCCTGTCGGTCGGGTGGAATTAGCCCTTGAAACAAGATTGAATTTGCTCATCGCAAAAGAAGAAAAGAGCGGTTCAGATTACAAAGAAATTGATTTGCTCGGTCGCCAAATGGAAAGAATGGCGAGAGTGAAAAAGTATTCTTTTGGTGATGGTAATGAAGTAGATTTAAACCCGAAACTGGCGAACCGCAACAAGGGCGAACGGAAGAAAGCTGAACCCAATGCTATTAGCCAAGAGCAAGAAGAATTGCTGATTAATGGCTTTCTTGATGGGATGTTTAATTATCAACGCATTTGGCACAAGGCGAAAGAACACCGAATCAGAAATATTTTGAAAAGCCGACAAATCGGGGCGACTTACTATTTTGCCCATGAAGCCTTTATTGATGCTTTGACGACGGGGCACAATCAGATTTTCTTATCAGCCAGTAAAAAACAAGCCTTACAGTTTCGCTCGTACATTGTGAATTACGCCAAGCAAACGGCAGATGTGGAATTAAAAGGTGAAACAATCAAGCTACCGAATGGGGCAGAGTTGATTTTTCTGGGTACGAATTCGGCAACCGCTCAATCTTATCACGGTAATTTGTATTTCGATGAAGTGTTTTGGGTGCCTAAATTTTATGTGATGCGTAAGGTTGCGTCAGGTATGGCGGCGCAAAAGATGTATCGCCAAACCTATTTTTCCACGCCAACCACAATTGCACACCCTGCTTATGCGTTCTTTTCAGGCAAGGCGTTTAATCGCAATCGTGCGAAATCAGAAAAAATCGAAATCGATATTTCTCACGAAAACTTAAAGAGCGGAAAACTTTGTGCCGACCGTCAATGGAAGCAGATTGTGAGTATTTATGATGCAATGGAAGGTGGGTGCAATCTATTTAACATTGACGACCTAATCGCAGAAAACAGCAAAGAAGAATTTGAACAATTGTTTTTGTGTCAATTTGCCGATGATAACAGTTCTGCTTTCAAGTTTTCGGACTTACAACTTTGCCAAGTGGATAGTTTGGAAGAATGGCACGATTATAAGCCATTTTATCAACGCCCATTCGGCAATCGTGAAGTGTGGTTAGGTTATGACCCTGCGTTTACTGGCGACCGTGCAGCCTTAGTGATTGTTGCACCGCCGAAAGTGGAGGGGGGAGATTATCGCGTTTTACATAAACAAACTTTTCACGGTATGGATTATGAAACACAAGCAAGTCGCATTAAGCAGTTTTGTGATGATTACAATGTCACTCGCATCGTGATTGATAAAACGGGGATGGGATCGGGCGTTTACCAGGAAGTGAGAAAATTTTATCCAATGGCACAGGGCTTAGAGTATAACGCCGATCTTAAAAATGAAATGGTGTTAAAAACACAAAACTTAATTCAGAAACGTCGTCTTAAATTTGATAGTGGTGACAATGACATCGTGAGTAGTTTTATGACGGTGAAAAAACGCATTACTGGCACAGGGAAAATTACTTATGTTTCGGACCGTTCAGAAGATGCAAGCCACGGCGATTTATCATGGGCGATTATGAACTGCATTTTAAATGTGCCTTATGGTTTAGGCGGCGATGTATCAAGCAACAAATCAACAATATTTACCTTTGAATAGGATAACCCAATGAGCAAAAACACAAAAAAATCCACCGCACTTTCTACTGGAAATCAAGCACAGGCATTTAGCTTTGGTGAACCTATTCCAGTGATTGACCGTGCAGAAGTACTGAATTATTTCGAAAGCGTGTTGATGTATGAAAAATATTACAATCCGCCAATTAATTTAAGTTATTTGGCCAAAGCGTTAAATGCCTCAGCCCACCATAACAGTGCGATCACGGTGAAGAAAAACATTTTACTTTCAACGTGCAAAACAACCGCACTTTTACCTCGTACCCAATTAGAAAAACTGGTGCAAGATTACTTAGTATTTGGTAATGCTTATGTTGAGAAAACTGTAAATTCCTTTGGAAAGGTTGTCTTGTTAAAATCTCCTCTTGCTAAATATATGCGTGTCGGTGTTGAAGCTGGCGTGTTTTATCAGATTGTGAATGGTTTTGATGAATATGAATTTAAAAAAGGTTCTGTCTTTAACTTGATTAACCCTGATGTGAACCAAGAAATCTACGGCGTTCCAGAATATTTGGCCGCACTTCAATCTGCTTTTTTAAATGAAAGTGCCACATTGTTCCGCCGTAAATATTATCTGAATGGCGCGCATGCGGGTTCGATTATTTACATGACCGACCCAACACAGAATCAAGACGATATTGAAGCAATCAAAACACAAATCAGACAGACCAAAGGGACTGGCAACTTTAAAAATTTATTTGTGTATATCCCAAATGGGAAGAAAGATGGGATGCAAGTTATTCCATTGTCTGATGCTATCGCCAAAGATGATTTCCTAAACATTAAGAACGCAAGCCGTGATGATGTGTTAGCTGCGCACCGTGTGCCACCGCAACTAATGGGCATTGTGCCTAATAATACAGGCGGTTTTGGTGACGTTGAAAAGGCAACGCGAGTGTTTTTTATTAATGAGATAATCCCATTGCAAGAACGATTGAAAGAGATTAATAGTTGGGTAGGGGAAGAAGTGATCACATTCTCCGATTACAAATTGCTAAATTAGATCCTTTCAAAAATAAACAGGCCGCAGAAATGCGGTTTTTTTATTGCTAAAAGAGCTGTTTTTGTCCTGTATAGTATTAGCACTGCCCCAGTGTATTATATCAAATCAATCAATATGACAAATCTTAAATCCTTATTTCAGCCCGATTTTTCGCCCAATTGTACGCATGAAAAATCGCAGTCAAACCCTCGCCACGCCCGCACACTAAAGATGTCGATTTCAACGCAATTTTAGATCCTTTGCAAAGCCTTTTCAGTAATAGCACCTTTCAGATCCTGAGTTTCAGATCTTTTAACGCAAACAAACGCAAGTAAATGCAAATTTTGATGATATAATCATTGTCCCTAAAAGGCAAAAAATCATCTGAATTGGCGTCTTGTTTTTTATGGTAGTAAGCTTGGTAGTAAGCTATTTTTAACTATTTAATATATCTTTTAAAAACAAAATGATATTTATCTAGATCAGCTTTCCCCAGCAACGCTAAGCCATTGATTCTAATATGATCAAATTGATTAATCCAATGTCACAATGTTCTGCTGGCAAGTTGAAAATGCCTGCAGGGAAATCAACAATTTTTACTATTTTGAAGATAAAACTCGATGACTTGTTGCTTGAAAAAAAATTGTATTTGGTCATAAAAAATCTGCACCTTAGTTGGTTGTTTAATCCAACTTTTGGAGTGCAGATCAAAAGTGCGGCCAATTTTTTTAGAATTCTTTTGAAATTAAACTTTCGGCTAATTGCAAATCAAGTGTGGAATCAATATCAATGGAACGATAAGTTGGCATTAAATAAAAACGCATTGGCACGATAAAAAAGCGTTTTTCTTCAAAGAGACTTTCGATGTCATTAATATAAATTGCGCCATTTGCACGATAAGATTTGGGTAATTTTTGGCGAGGGGCTTCAAAATCCGTTAATTCGTGGATAGGCTGAACTTCGGTGCCTTCTAAAGTGAAGGATTTATAAGGATGATGCTCACATTCGCAAGCTGAAACCACGGATTTATATTTTCCACCAAGGAAAATTTCCATTGCATTACGAATATCTAAAGCATTACGCAATGGGCTGGTTGGTTGCAAAAGTACAGCGGTGCCTTGTGAAATATTAAGTGTTTCTAAGCAATGCAAAATCGCATCAATGGTGCGTGTATCACTTTGCGCCAAACTTTCAGGGCGTGCCACTGGTTTTGCGCCGTATTTTGTGGCCTCTTTTAAAATATTTTCGCCATCTGATGTCACCACAATTTGATCAAACATACCCGATTCTTGCGCTGCCAAAATCGCACGCCCCACCAAAGAAACGCCCCCCACAAGCTGTAAATTCTTGTCTTTAATTCCTTTAGAACCTGCTCTCGCAGGAATAATTGCAATTCTTGTCAT